CAAAGCCTCTTCGTATAATGGGATTGAATTGCTCGCCTTGTGTTCAGGCGAGCCTTCAAAGTGGTCAATGGCTACCAACTTGTAATCAAGCCCCCTGCTAACAAAAACCTCGTCAAAGATGGCCGTACCACGACCGAGGTAGACCCCGATTTCAGCCATGTGGTATTTTTCTTGGGGAGGCATTTCGTCAAGGATTAACTGAAGCAGTTGGCCTTGTTTCTCCATGTTTGACCAGCCAAAGATGTTGTCAAATTTCATCGCTTAAAGAGGGTTTTAATATCCCTGCTTCCTTGCTTGTAGTTGTTCGTTAGGTGGAACACCTTGCAATGGTCCGCAAGTTCGCCCTGCTCCGTGAACTCCAGCATCGGCTTTAGATTCAATGACCAAATCGGGAAAGAGGCAAGGCTTTCCCGGTAAAGGCCGTTATTGGGAATGTGGTCAAGTTCGCCCGGATTACGGGTCAGTATTTCCTTGAGCCTCTTGACGCTGAACATCCAAAAAGCGTGGTAGTTGATGTAATAAGGCAGGCTCACATAGTTCTTGCCGTTCCATTCACACCACACCGAGCCGGGCAGTTCTTGGTTAATGTCGGGAGTGCATTCGCCTTCCTTGTCGTCGTAGGTTTCAATGCGAGTGAATGATGGATACAGGCCATCGGCAAACATCGAATCAAACCGCTCCGTGAAGTTGACGAACCCCTCCTTGGGCAGCATCATATCGTCCTCAAAGTAGGCAACCCAGTCAAAATACTTGTAGGTTTCTTTGATGCGAGTGCGATGGACTGCAGTCAGCATCCAAGGGTGTGAGAGTTGCGTATGAGCGTGAACCGTTACGGGTTGGTCCGCAAGCAGCCCCACGACTTCGGGGTCGTTGGTGTCCACGAAGATGTCCGCCTGCACCGGGTAGGACTTAATCGCCTCGATGACCCGGATGAGGTTTGGTATCCTTTCGGGGTTGTGATGGTATGCGATGTTGGCGAGTAACCTCATGGCTTCAAGATGTACCAAGAATCGTTTTGTGGTTCTTCGCTTGGCGTGAATGATTTTCCAAATTCCTCAAGGGCTTGAGCTACCCCCGAAAGGGAACGGTCATGTCCGCATAGCACACCGCCCGGTTTGACCTTGGCCCAATAGTTGGTGATGTCGTGCAAGGCCCATTTGTAGGAATGGTCCCCGTCGATGTAAATGAAGTCAAAGGATTCATCGGCAATAAACTCCAAGGCCTTGTCCGAAAAATGCTTAATAATGTTGACACGGTCAACGTAGGGCTTCAATCGCTCAAAGGCGATGTATTCGTGGCCCTTCATTGTGCTTCCATCAATAAAGCCCCACCAATCTTGATATCCCTCAAACGGGTCAATTAGCGTGATGTGCAGGTTCGGGAATTTGTCAAGCAGCCTCACGGAGTTGTGAGCTTGCCATACACCTATCTCAATTCCCGTGATAGGTCGGTCGGTTGGGATGTGTTGGTACATGGTTAGAAGGTTATGACAAATCGTTCGGGTGAAGGCCAGCCGGGGTTGGAATCAAAGACCTTGGTGTCGGGTTTCTTTCCTATCCAATGCTCGGCTTGGAACCGGTGGTCCCTTGCAGGTTCGCCCAGTTCTTTGATGTGGCTTGACTTAGCCCACCAAAAGTTGCCCCCGAAGTAGGGATATCCTTCGGGGTTGTTTGCGTCTGCCATGTGGGGGAATTGCTCCTTGGTAATCCAATGGCAGCCGACCGCATCAACTCCTTCGAGCAGTTGCATGGACCGCTCCCAAGCCACTACGTTGAAGAATAGCATGGACCTGCCCCATAGTTGGGTAGTCAAGGATGGATTCGCAGCCCCCTTCGTGTGGGCGTACAGGTACACGGCTTCCTCTTCCTGACTTGCCTTGTACATCTCGGTCAGCGTCGCCTGCTCCCAAGCATTGGTTCGGGTAACCACGACCTTGACCTTATCGGCCACCATCGAGCCTTCCAGCACCTCCTTGACCGCTTTGCGTTGTTCGGGTGGACCGACAATGCCGACACGGATTTCATCCAAGACGTTGATGAGGCCATAGTTGCAGACCGCCATCATGTGTTGGTTCAGGATTAACTGCCAGTTGCCTGCGCAATAAACGTGGTAATAGTGAACGACTTTCATAAGGTCCAAAGGAGGGTTAGAAGGGTGATGATGAAGAAAACGGCTGCAACCGTCTTGCCGATTTCGATGAGCAGGTCAAGGATGCGTTCCGTGTTCATAGGGCAAAGTTACACAACAACGTACTTCCCCGAGTTACTGACCCTTAACTTGTTGAGTGCCACATATCGCATCGCATCGCAGGCGTGATTAAATGAATCAATCGGAACCCCCGTGTTCTTGCCCTCTTTGTCGGTTGCCCAAGTGTAGGACCGCAGTTCTTTGATAAGGTTTGTGCTATCCTTGGTCACCTGCAACTTGAACCGTTTCAAGATGTCAATCCCGTTCCGAACCGAATCGGGGCCTTTCTCCGCTGGCTTGATGTTGAAGCCAAGTCGGTAGATTTCCTCGATGCTCTTGGGTTCTGCTGAATCGGCAACTATCTCCCAAGCCCTTGTAATGCCGAGCGTCCGCAACTTGTCTGCGATGTCTTGGTTCGTGAGGCCCGTGGAGTAGAGCAGTTCTTGCACCAAGAGGCAGTCCCCTTGGCGGTAAATGGCCACGAGTGCAGTTGGGTCGTTGCTAAAGCCCCAGTCAAGCCCAAGGGCGACGAATTTCGCACGGCTGACATCTATACCCTCCACGACCTCAAAGTCCTCGTATATCGCACCCTGTAGCGTTCCTACCTGACCGAGGCCGTACACCTTCCACCAGTTCGCCCAGTAGGCTGACGTTTCGGCTTTGGTGCGGTTCAGTTCGATATCCCGCTTGATGGTATCAGGCAGGGCTTCGTTGTCGTTGTATGTAAGGATGACCAGTTCTGCATCCTGTTCGGGCAGGACCTCCGTATGCGCCCAAAATTCGTGGGTCGGGTTAAAGTCGATGTAGATGGCCTCGCTGGTACGAATGGCAAGTTGATAGTAGGATTCAAAGTCAATGTTGTTCGCCTCATTGATGTAGACGACCTGCCTCCTTGCCCCTCGGAGCCTTGCCTCGGAATCAGCCGAGAAGAACTCGATGATTGAACCGTTGGCAAAGTGATAGGTGAGCAGGGTCTTGTTCCATCGGTCTGCGACCCATCGGCCCGTCCATTGCATGACCTTCGCAAAGTCTTTGATTGCACCCCTCCGTAAATGAGGGATGGATTCGGATACGACCGAAATCTCGGTCTTGTTCTTTGCTGCGATGTCTATGAGGACCGCAAGGATGGCGAGCGTTTTCCCCGCACTTGTTCCGCCTTGGATGACCTTCTTCCGGGCCGTCATCCGACGGATTCGGCTGATAGCGGTCGTGTACTTAAAGTCCATCCCCAAACAGGGGTTGCTCGATGTGGACCGTGTTCTCCTGCTTGTCAACCAAGCCAAGCAGACGAGAGGCGATGTTGGCCGAGTAAACGCCAGCACTTGAACCCTCCAGCATGTCCTTGTCGCAGGTCAGCCTTATGCGTGTAATGATTGGGGAGAATTTCTTGTGCAGGTCCGTAGTCCCCTTCCTGTAATCCGAAAGGTCATAGCAAACCCCGTTCTCTGCAAGCCATCCTTCAAAGCCCCTAAAGGTAATCGGACGCTCCTTGTCCCGGTAAACCATGACCCCATCCTTGCCGACATAGTCCTGCACCCGGTAAGGGTTGGCCTTGTTCTCGGCTCGGTATCGTTCAAACGCCGCCCATAGTTCTTCGGGGGTATTCCAAATTGGGGGTCGGCCTGCCATTAGTATTCGATTTTGTCGATTAGGTCGCTAATCTTGTTTACGATTTTCATTTTCACTTCGTACTGGTTCGGGGCATTGGATTCGTCCACCGCTCCGATGCAGTCGCAGAGGGTGGTGATGACCATCATCAGCGAGTCCATCCGAGCCTGCACTTGGGCTTCGTCATCCTTCGCCTTCGAGTTCGCCAAGTTCCCTAAGTTTATTCCTTGACCAAGAGAGAGCCGACTTGCCACCCCAAAGGAGGTAACTGATGTAACCGCAGTCCGAGGTGTCGTCTGCGTTGTCGTAGTAGGTTTCAGCACGGGATAGGTAGGAGTGCATGCGCTTGATGGTTTCGACCGAGATGGCTTCCCCGTTGGCAAGTTGCTGCGCTCGGACCTTACCCGTCTGCGTCGCACACTTGTTCCCGTTGCGCTCGTTCAGTTCTATCCCTCGCTTGGCGTTGTTCCTGATACCTTCCCCATAGTCCGCATAGGAGTCGAACTGCTGCCTCTTGTGTTTGGTATAGATTGAGCCACAAACCGCAAGCCGTTGAGCCGTATCGGGAAACTCCGCATTGGTTTGATTATTGCTCATGCAGCGACCGATGAAGCCTTCTCTTGACTCGTTATTGTTCGGGATTGGCAGGGGCATTGCTTAGTGGGATTGTAACGGTGTTTTGGTTGGAATCGGCAAACAAGTCCGCTTGCATGTAAATGTATTGGAGGGCCGATTTTACGCAGTCCGCACACCACCAATTCGTGGGCGGTCGTCCGTGAGCGGTCAAGATGGCTTGCAGTTCACCAACCGCATCGGGTGGCAGTCGCATCGTTAGCGAGGCGATGTATTGGTCCCAGTACTTGCGGTGCTTTTGGGCCACGATGAACTGGTCGTTGGTCATTTGAAGGTCCATTCCCGGATGATTATTGCGGTGGCAGATGAGGCAAGACCGAGGATTGGGGCCAAGTACCATTGGCAGGTCGGCAGGGTCAAGGCAACCCCAAGCCAAAACCCAAAGCAGGTCATGCACGAAAAAGGTTTCCGCTTCGCAAAGGGTAAAGCGTAGAACCATTGTGGCAGGATTCGGAACTCCACGACCGCAAGGGTCGCAAGCGCACTAATCAGGATTGGAAAAACCAGTATATCCATTGGACTCGATTGCGGTTTTGATTTTGGCCTTGGCCTGCTCGATTGAATAAATGATGCTACGGTACGGGATGCCTGTTTCCCGGCTCATTGCCTTCATGTTGCCTGTCTGCATGAGCAAGTTTAGCAGTTCTTTGTCGTACGGGAAGGCTCCGTCCTTGGCCCAAGAGTCCATCTCTTGCTGGGCAATAGCCCAAAGGTCGTCAAGCAGGGAGTCGTAGTCTTTGCTTAGTTCTTGTGTTTCGGGGTCCACTTCGACCCGCTCGTCGTGATGACGGTACTTCTTAGCGAACTGGTTGTTGTTGCCCCGGTACAGGTTCATGATGAGCCGGACGATGTAAAAACGCAGATACCCTTGGACCTGCATCTTGGTAATCTTGTCGGGGTCTTTTTCGAGCAGAATCAGGACGACCTCTTGCTCGAGGTCCTTCCAAAGCGGATTGCCCCCCGTAATGGTGAGGCAAGCCTTGCGGATTTCTCCGCTGCGATAAAGTTCAAGAATGGTGTCCTCTGCGTTCACTCACGCAAAGATGGAGGGGATTGTCGCTAATGTTGCAAAAAATCTCGGGTTCTGTTTAAAACCTGTGTACGCAGAAACTTGATGTCGGGCCTCGCTCTCATGTTTTTGGCAAGGATTTCGAGGTTGTGCA